CAGTTACGCGCGCGTTCAGTATTACACATGATTGCACATAGGCATGGATTATAAATCACTGTATTGTAATGTGAAGTACAATCATGTATCGTGCCAATTACATATACGAGCGCGCGTTACATGTATGGTGTGGCATGGTTACTGAATGGTAACGCGCGCACTATAACTGTAATGGCATGATGTATGCCTATTACATCCTTCGTATATAATATACATAATTGTATTACATATGTGTGTGTCTTATTTTTTTACATACGTTAGAGTCATACGGAGTACCATACAGTCATATAGAGTCTCATACCTGCACAGAATTGCACGAATATCAATCATACAAGTTACATAAAAAATCAATCTTTAAATGATTTACAAATATTAAATGATTTATTCGTCCATTTCATTTATATATGTAATGACTTTAAACATTTCAACTGTTTCTTTATTCCATTTCTTTTCTTTTTTAATCCTATTTATTAATGAATAACAGTATTTAATTAAATCTTTTCTTGATAATTTGGTTATTGGAATATTTTGATAACGTGGTATCTTATTCATTTTTATTACTTCTTTTTATTATTCATTTTTATTAAATATAATTTCTTTTTATTAAATATAATTAGAGTCAATTTCTCTGGGAGAAAAAAAAAATTCTACATAAAAAATTATATGTAATTATTTCATATTATTTTTACATATAATCCAATACTCATATTTACATTTTGGTTTACAGAATACTTTATCCTTTCGATGTGCTGTGAATGATTTGTTACAATTAATACATACACGATCATACTTCTTTATCATATATTATATCTATACATTATATCCAAACGGTTGGTCTTCTAAGACAAGGGTAACACATCGTTTCGCCAATGTCAACCGTTTGTAGGCCCATTATAACCGTTTCCTGAGCCATTGACAAGCAACGTGCGAGAGCGTATGATAGGCGCAAGAAATGGGTTTTAAGGGGAAAAGTGTATGAGTAAATTACTATTAGTTCTTATTTTTATCTTATTGCCTCATGTAGTGATGGCACAAGCAACTGGAACTTCAAAACTATTATTTGATCAATCTGCTCCAACATTAGCTGAAGCTAATTCATATATTTATAGATATTATCCTGACACAGCTGTGTTAGGTATTCCATTAACTACAGTATGTATTGGAACTACTTCTCCTTTTATTTGTTCTGCTGCGTTTCCTGCCTTTACTCCTAGTTCTCATACATTATCATTAACAGCAGCTAGTTCAGCTAGTCCAACTAATGAATCAGGTAAATCTGTTCTTTTAAGTTTTACATTCATTCTTATTCCATCAATTCCAGTTAATCCTAGAATTGGTTAAATGAAATATATTCGATTTGGAATACAATATTTATTCATTACAACTATTTTATTAGTATTTATTTTGTATGGGTTCTTACTCTGGTTCTTAGGTGAAAAACAATAATTTTAAGTGAAAAACAATGAGTATGGGATTAGTTAATGATGAAGATTTTGAATGTGAATTAAATAAAGGTTCACAATCAAATTGGAATAAAGCTACTTCTATTGATTTAGCTAAAATAATTGAATCACCAAATAAAGGTCGCGCGCTTGGTGATGTAGAAGTACCCGAATCACTTCGCAAGATTATTGGAGAAACATCTGAACTAGATGGAAGAAAAGAAGCAGTTGCATTAGCTAAGATGTTTGATATCTCTGAATCATCTGTATCTGCTTATGCACATGGTTCAACTAGTACAGCGAACTATAATAAACCAGATACTGAAATAGGCTCGATAAATGAACATATAAATAAATCAAAAGAACGAATATCAAATAAGGCCAGAAGTAGATTATTCCAATCACTTAAATATATTACTGATGAAAAACTAAAGAAAGAAGAAAGTGTTGCAATTTTATCTCAAGTCGCGCGCAATATGGCGACTATAGTTAAAGAGATGGAACCATCGGTAAACACTAATAATGAAAATAATGGAATTCAATTCATCTTTTATAGTCCACATATTAAAACTGAAGAAGTGTATGATACAATTACTGTTAATGAATGATTAATCAAATGAATAAATACGTGCGTAGTAATGTGATAGTTAAGAATGAATTTGAAAATTTGAATGACTACTATTTAATTCCATCAGTTGATAATGAATTAATTGAACCTAAAATTAAAATATATGATCATAATGAAGGAATATGGTTTAATCAAATTGGATTCAATCGAAAAATTACTGATAAGTAATAAAACAGGAGAATTAAAATGGGATTCGGTTCAATGTTTGGCTCATTAGGGCGCGCGATTTCTAGACCATTCAAAGATATTCATAAAGCTGTAAAAAAAGTAGGTGGTGGTGTTCATGCCGTCGGACGTGGTATGACTGGTGGTGGATTTCGTAAAAAGAAATCTACTGATAGTGGAATGATGGGAAGTGAAAGTAAAAATGAAACAGGTGAATTTAAGGGTCAAGGTGGATTCAGTCGTATAGCAAATCAATTAAAAAAGAAAAAGAATCAGATGCAACCAGATGTAAATCAAGGACCATTAACTAAATTTATATCAAAAATGAAAGAACGACCTAGTGAAGTAACTATGAATAGAACTAAACGTGACCCACAATATGGTCGTATTAATAAAAGTAAAATGGAATCTAGAACTCAAAGATCAAATTATTAGTTATTAAGGATTAATAGTATGGCAACAGCAGCCGTTAAAGGTCAGAATATAACAATTCAAGATGCTCAAACTACTGGAAATGGAACTGCATTAGCTATTCCTCCTGGTATTAAAAGACATACATTTTATATACGTGGTAATGGGGCAATTGGTGCGGGCGCGATTCAATTAGAAACCGCATCTGACCCCGATTATACTGGTACATGGGCTGCTTTAGTTAATGATTTAGCTACTGCTACTACTAATCCTGTCACCGTAGTTGGTTCAGCAGAAGTAATATATCGTATTGATGGTGCTTTCACTGCACTACGTGCGCGAATTTCAACTACTATCACAACAACTACAGTTACTGTAATTTATCGTGGTGAAGATTAATTAATTTAATTATATGACTTGACGTAGGATTATGAATAAATGGCAAATGAAATAAAAATAAATGATGGACCTTGGTGGGTTCAAGCAATTTATAAAGTTGGTATTCCTTCAGCTATTGCAGTATTTTTAATTTGGACATTAGTAAATAAAATTGATGTAGGAATTATTGAAATTAGAGAAAATTTACGATTACATGCAGTTGATTCTTCTTATGTTATAAAAAATACAAATAATTTACAACAAATTCTTCAAAGAATATGTGTAAATACTTCAGAAACTAATGAAGAACGTAATGCTTGTTTTCAATAATTAATTGATATGAAAGTATTCATTGGAGTTCCTACAAGTGAATTTGGCCGAGCAGCTATATTTCAAGATTATTTAAATCAATTAATTAAACCTGAAGGAACTATCTCTAGAGGATTTCATACTAATTCAGGCGCGCAGAATCGAAATCTTATAATTGAAGAAGCACGCTATCATAAATGTTCTCATATTCTTTTCATTGATGATGATATGGCATTTGCACCCGATTCATTAATGAAACTACTTTCACATGATGTAGATATAGTAGGTGGATTATATTTAAATAGAGGTTATCCTCATCTACCAGTTGTATTTGATTATAATTCTAGTTCTAGTATGACTAGACATTCGTTAAAAGATAATGAAAAAGGATTAAAAGAAGTTGGAGCAGTTGGATTTGGATTCATGTTAATTAATATTAATGTATTTAATTATATGGATAGACCATATGTTAGAACTGGACAGATTCAAAAAGATTTAAGATCAGAAGATATTGATTTTTGCATTCGAGCGCGCGAATCTGGTTTTACTATTCATTGTGATCTATCACTTCCAATTGGGCATATTGGATTAGCTACATTTTGGCCAAATATGATAGACGGTAAATGGCATACTGCAATTGATACTAATGGAAATGAACTAATAAATACTCCTCAATTAATTTCTATTAATGAATTGGAATTAATTAGTCAGTAAGATGGCATTTAATCAAGGTTTTTGGAAGGCAAAAAAGAAGCAAGAACCATTCCTTGCATTACCTTGGACCATTAAAGAAGGATTTTATGGTGGTGGCGCTGGTTCTGGAAAATCTGACGTTTTACTTGTATATGGAATCGTTCACAAGTTACACGAAAATCCAAGATTCAAACAAGTATTCATGCGTCGTACCTTTCCCGAATTAAGGAATGAAATAGTTCCACGTAGTAGAGAAATATATACTAAATTTGGAGCTACATTAAATCGTAGTGAAATGTGTTGGACTTTTCCACGATTAGATCAATATGGTGGACAAGGTTTATCAAATGCTGGTGCGATGATTTTCTTGGGTCATTGTGAGGATGAAAATGACGTCCATAAGTATGACTCAATGGAAATTAATCTCTTTACTCCAGATGAACTTACCTCAATCACTGAATATATTTACCTTTACATTGGATTTACCCGATGTAGAACAAGCGATCCAACTTTACCAGCAATTATTAGAGCAGCAGGAATGCCAGGAGGTATTGGGCATTCTTGGGTTAAACGAAGATTTGTAGACCCATATAAAGATGGTGGAAAAATAATCGTAGGTAAAGGTGGAAATAAACGAATATACATATTCGCTACGCTCGCGGATAATGATGCAATTGACCCTGCTTATGCACAATCATTAGAAGCGTTACCCGAAGCAGAGAAGCGCGCAAAGAAATATGGCGATTGGGATGCATATAAGGGACAAGTATTTGAGGAATTTCGTGAATTACAATATCCTGATGAACCAGAAAATGCAGTTCATGTAATTTCACCATTTGAAATTCCTGATTGGTGGCCAAAGATAGTAATTATTGATTGGGGATATGCAGCTATGAATTATATTTCATATTCTGCCGTATCTCCTACTAAAAGAATTTATACATATCGTGAACAGGGTTGGATTAAAACTAAGATTGAGGAATGGGCTCCATTAGCTAAAGAATTTATTGATAAAGAACAACCAAGAGTAATTAAAATATGTAGGTCAGCTGGGCAAGATAGAGGACAAGAACATACAATTCAACAACAGGTATGAGGTGCATTAGATCATCCAGTTGATTTAACTACTGGTAATGTTGGTAGCAGAGTAGCAGGTAAATCATTAATTCATGAATATTTACGTTGGAAACCAAAGCCAGTTATTAAAGCTAATGGAAATATAGTATTCAGTGAAGAATATTCAATGTGGCTTATGCGTAATAGAGGAATGGATGAATATAAGTCTTATCTTCGTTCATTCAATTCAGCCGAACCAGAAGAAAATATTCCAAAATGGCAAATATTTAATACTTGTCCATTAATGATTGAATCTTTAAAGTCTTGTAGTTATGATAAACCGAGAAAGAATAAAGTAGCAGAAGATGTAGCTGAGTTTGAAGGTGATGATCCATATGATAACGCGCGCTATTTAGTGGATGCTGCTGAAAGATACTTCCAAGATGCTGCTGATGAGTTTAAAGTAATCCAAAGACAACAGAATTTAATAGAAAAATTAAATAATACTCAGGATTTTACTGCTTTTTATCGTAATATGAGAAGTAATGAATCTAGTTCAGATGGTCAAGTTAAAATGATTAATCGTTATTCACATAGACATTAAATGACTCCATTAGAAACATTACAATCAATTCGTCCAAATTATCCTACTCCTATGAGTAAAGATCAATTAGGGGAAATGTTAAATAGAACTGCATGGATTCATAGATTTGAAGGATATGGTTTATTAAGTAAAACGCAAGGAAATAATTGTAGACAACCTGTTACTGGTAAATTAATTGCAACTGATATTTTAACTCATGTAGATGATTTTATT